AAAAGCCATGGAAAATGGCGCAATACTTCTACTCGATGAAATCGATAGGGCTACAAACAAGATTATGTGTTTACAAGGTGTGCTCGAGGGCAAACCAGTTCTTGTTAAGAAAACTGGTGAAACAGTAGAACCTGCAAAAGGTTTTAATGTTATCGCTACTGCTAACACAAAAGGTAAAGGTTCCGAAGATGGAAGATTTACCGCAGCTTCTATAATCGACGAAGCTTTCTTAGAAAGATTTACAATCTCAGTCGACCAGAAATTCCCATCTGCTACTATCGAAAAGAAAATCCTTAAAAAGCACATGGATAAATTTGATATTCAAGATGATGAATTTGTAGACAGATTGGTCACTTGGGGTGATATAATTAGAAAAACATTCTTCGACGATGGCGTAGACGAAGTTATTTCTACTAGAAGATTATGTCACATTGTTCAAACATTTTCTATCTTTACCGATAGAATGAAAGCTATCGACCTTTGTATCTCTAGATTCGATGAAGATACAAAAGAAGCTTTCTTAGACTTATACACGAAGGTCGACTCCGGCGTTATTGTCGACGGGGAAGACACTTCGGACAATCAGGGAGAAATGGAAGTAGACATTTATGAAGAAGATTAATTACAAATTTAGCGAAGGAGCTCTTATCAAAGAGCTTCAATCGTATATAGACCAAACTTATACTGGTCACTATTCCAAAAACAAATTCCAATCTACAGAATTTATATCTGACTGCGGTCACGGTATTGGATTTGCAATTGGAAATATTTTAAAGTACGCGCAGAGATACGGTAAAAAAGGAACTACCGCAGACCACCGTAAGGACCTGCAGAAAGTATTACACTACGCAATAATAGCATTACATGAACATGACAAAAATTAAAATTTATTATCTTACATATAGTTTAGCGCTTGCTGTATTTGCAGGTGTATTTTTAATAGCATCTAAATCAGAAGCTTCACAATCTGTAAATGAGGAAGATAGATATTGCTTAGCGCAAAACATTTACTTCGAAGCTGGAAACCAACCCTTTGCTGGTAAACTAGCGGTTGCACATGTCACTTTAAATAGGGTATTCGATTTACAATTTCCAAATGATATTTGTGGCGTTGTTTATCAAACAAAAGAATATCGTAAATCTTGGACTGGCGAAATGGTACCAAAAAGAGGAATGTGCCAGTTTAGTTGGTACTGCGATGGGAAATCTGACGAACCAAAAGATTCGCTAACTTGGATAGAAGCTATTCGTGTTGCTGATATTGCAATGCAAGATACTACTTTTGACTTAACTGATGGCGCGCTTTGGTATCACGCAGACTATGTTTTACCTTATTGGGCTCAGCACTTAGAATATGTATTACAAATTGAAAACCACATTTTTTACAAATAGGGGATTTACTTTTAACTTTAACTATGGTATAATATACAGCTATGATTAACACATTTTTTACAATCTTAATTTTTGCCTTTGTTGCATTGTTTGCAATTGGTACTTCAATTATGATTTCAATGGATAAGAAACCTAAAGGACCTGGTAAATTTGACAAACAAGGTCAGGTAAAATATACAAAAGGAGATAACACATGAAATTGTCAGACGAAACTATTGCGGTTCTAAAAAACTTTGCAACTATTAATCCTAACCTGGTTGCAAAACCTGGCCAGAAACTAACTACAATTGCCGAATCTAAAACAGTTATGGCATCAGCAGATATTGTAGAAGACTTCCCACAAGAATTTGGAATATATGATTTAAACGAATTTTTATCTGTTCTGTCTATGATACCAGAACCAGATATACAATTTATGGAAAACAATCTGCATATTGTAAACAACTTACAACAAGTAGATTACTTTTATTCTAATCCAGAAATACTCACAACTCCATCTAAAGCTATTACTATGCCAGATGCAGAAGTTGGTATTAGTTTAAGCGAAGAAGAACTAAAAAGAATTAACCAAGCAGCTGCAGTACTTGGACATAGTGATTTAAGTATTGTTAGAGAGTCAAACGATAAAGTATATGCTAAAGTATACGACATAAAAGATGCTACAGCAAACGTATATACTTTAGATTTAACATTAGAAAACCAAGTACCAAATAGATTTAACTTTGATTTTAATATTGGAAATTTAAAACTATTACCTGGAGATTATTATGTTTCTCTCTCCAGCGCTAAGATTTCGAATTGGACCAATGCAAACTATCCAGTAGAATATTTTATTGCATTAGAAAATTCAACAGACTTTCATGCATAAATATAACATGAAAAGAAAAGCACTGCCAGATATGGAGTGCTTAATTTGTCAAACCTATAGGAGAATATTATGACAGATGTAAATGAAGCACCAGCACCTGATGCTCCTGGAATTACTCTTGGTGACATGGCAACAATGGTTCAAATCATTGACCTATGTTCTAAAAGAGGCGCCTTCGAAGGTCCAGAACTATCAACCGTCGGAGCGTTAAGAACCAATTTGGTGAATTTTGTTGAGGCGAATAAGCCTGCAGACGAACCAGCACCATCTGGTGAAGTTCCAGCTGCTGAAGAAGTTGCTGAAGAAGACTCAAAAGAGTCTAAATAACCAAAGTGGGGCTTCGGCCCCGCTTATTTGAAAAAGGATATATTATGAATATTAAAGAGAAAAGCGATTTACTCTCCGCCTTATACAAAGGCACAGTCACAGTCACATTTCGAAAAATTGACACAGGCGAAATTAGGGTTATGCCCTGCACACTCAATCCCACCATCCTAGAAGCAAATGGGATTACTACAGAAATAAAAGTTAGCGCAACACAAATGGAACACTTTCCAGTTTGGGCTTTAGATAAACTTGCATGGAGATCTTTTAGATTAGATACAGTAGAAGGATGGGAAGTACTATGACAGAATTTTTATGGGTAGAAAAATATAGACCACAAAAGATTGCAGAGACAATCCTGCCTTCCCACATAAAAGCAACGTTCGAGCAAATTGTTAACGGAGGTGAACTACACAATATGCTTCTAACCGGCACGGCCGGTGTGGGGAAAACTACTGTTGCAAAGGCGCTCTGCAATGAATTAGATTTAGATTACCTAATTATAAATGGTAGTGAAGAAGGTAATATTGATACACTTAGAAACAAAATTAAACAGTTCGCAAGTACTGTTTCGCTCTCGGGTGGATACAAGGTGGTAATTTTAGATGAAGCAGATTATCTAAATCCCCAGTCCACCCAACCTGCTCTTCGTGGATTTATCGAAGAGTTCTCTGCTAATTGTAGATTTATTCTAACTTGTAATTTTAAGAATAGAATAATCCAACCACTGCATTCTAGATGTACAGTTATAGAATTTAATATAGCTAAAAAAGATATGCCAGTTCTATGCAATCAATTTCACAATAGGGTTAAAACTATTTTGGGTGCAGAAAAAATTGACCACGATCCAAAGATAGTTGCAGAACTAATTATGAAACACCAACCAGATTGGCGTAGAGTTATTAATGAATTACAAAGATATGGTTCTGGTGGTATTATCGATAGTGGTATATTAGTTAATTTAGCCGATGATTCGATAGACGATTTAATTAAGTTTTTAAAACTAAAAGACTTTCGTAAGATGAGACAATGGGTTGCTGATAATATGGATAGCGAACCTGCTGCTATATTTAGAAAACTATATGACACAATGTATGAATATGTCGATGGTAAATCTATTCCACAGCTCGTACTTATCTTAGCAGATTACCAATACAAGAATAGTTTTGTTGCAGACCACGAACTAAATCTTGTAGCATGTTTAACAGAAATTATGGCAAACGCGGAGTTTAAATAATGGTAGATTGGAACACTACAGGGTATACAAACAAACAAGACGAAACAATTAGAATTCTAAAACAGAATGTAAGAGAGCTTGAGGAACAGTTAAACAAAGCAAGAAAAAAGATACACGGATTAAATGCCAGAATTGCTGCAGCAGAAGAGGCAGCAATTGAAGCAAAAAGACATCATGACCAAGTAATGGATGATGTAATAGAAATGCAAAGACTGATACAAGAACACTATATGGAAAAGGGGTACGATGAACCCGTTTGATTTTATAAATGCAATTAACTTTACAAAGAAAGATTTAATTGTAGATGATATAACCGAAAAAGAATACCAACCATTCTTGGTAAACAGAACATTATCACATTTTAAAGATACTGTATTATATGCGAATGAAATGAATGTAAACCACCACCTGGATAATCGCCTTCAAAACCATTTTTTTATAAATATAATTACAAAGAAAAAAAGGTTCTCAAAATGGGTTAAACCATCAGAGATAGAAGATTTGGATTGCATAAAAGAATACTATGGATATAGCAATGAAAAAGCAAAGTCAGTATTATCCCTTCTTACCGGCGACCAGATAAAACAAATAAAAAATAGGATGACAAAAGGTGGAAGAACAAAATAATGAAATTAGACCATGGACACCCAACGATATGTTGGAAGTCACATTGAATGAGCCAGATGATTTTCTAAAGATTAGAGAAACACTTACTCGTATCGGGGTCGCATCACGTAAAGACAACAAACTATTTCAATCGTGCCACATACTACATAAACAAGGCAGATATTTTATAGTACATTTTAAAGAATTATTCTTGTTAGATGGAAAACCGTCTAACTTAATTGAGAATGATATACAACGTAGGAATACTATTACTACATTGTTATCGGATTGGGGATTGGTCACTATGGTGAAACCTTCCCAAGCCAAGGACGTAGCACCACTCAGACAAATAAAGGTTATACCTTTTAAAGAAAAGTCACAGTGGGAATTATGTCCAAAGTATAATATAGGAAATAATCAATCTAAAGATTAATCTTGTATAAATACTATTGAAGAATGCGGCATTGGGCCGGTTCTCTACATAACCTTGCTATTATAGGAGGAAATAAAATGGTAAGAAATACATTGAACGTACCACGTTCGCTTTTCGTAGGCTTTGAGCCTTTATTAGATGAACTGGAGAGAATTCACTCTGCAGGAAAGTCAAGCAAAGATAACTATCCACCACACAATGTGGTGAAGATCGATGAGGAGAAGTTTCTTATTGAAATGGCTTTAGCCGGTTTCAAAAAAGAAGACATCTCTGTTGAGGTCAAAGATGGTATTCTTAAAATAAAAGGTGAGATGCCTAAAGATGAACGTGAATTCGCGTACAAAGGTATATCGTCCCGCAAATTCGAGAAGAGCTTCCGCCTCTCAGAATTTGTCGTAATAGACGGTGCTGATTTGATGGA